TAGAAGACGGAAATCCGACTGGATCTGGAAGCCTTACCGTTTACGTCAACGGCGTACAGAGGATCCTTAGAAGCATTGAGCAGGGAACTGTTATATTCGACGCTTCTAAATATTTCCAGAATGGGCAGAACGTCATGTCCATTACAATTTCTGATATCTACGATAACAAGTGGTACGGCAAAGTTTCAGCTTTCCTTGCTCAGTTCTCAATTAAGACCAGCCTTGATACAAATACTGTGTTCGAAGGCGGTTTCGATCTTCCGTTTACTCCAAGCGGTGAAGGCGATAAAACTGTTCACTTTAAGCTTGACGGCACTGAACTTGATCCGTTTGAGACTTCGCTTAGCAATCGTGTATTCACGAAAGCAATTCCTGCCCAGTCCCATGGCACTCACTCGATTGAGCTTTGGGTTACCGCTGATGTTAACGGCGAAGTAATTGAGTCTGAACACGTTACGAAAGAGTTCATCTCTATAGAATCTGGCGTTACTACTCCGATTATTTCTAGCAATTTTAATGCCTCTTCGGTTGATCAGTACACGAATGTGGCCATTGCTTATAAAGTTTACGATCCGCTTAACGCTACAGCAAGAGTCGTTAGATCAGTAAATGGAACAGCGCTTAGTCCGATTACTGTGGACAGGACAGAACAAACGTGGACTTACAGAGCGCTTGAGGTCGGGGCTTTAAGTCTTACTATCGAGTGCAGAGGAGTTACAAGGACGTTTAACATCGAGGTTAATGCTACTGATGCTTCGATCGGTGCTGTTGAAGAGAACCTGATGCTATATTTAGGCACAGCTGGAAGGGATAACGGTGAAGACAATCCTGCGACTTGGACCTATGAAAATATCGAGGCTCAGATGACCGGCTTTGGCTTTGTATCGGATGGCTGGGTTAAAGACGAGGACAATAACACAGTTTGCAGACATTCCGGTGATGCAAGAACCTATATTCCGCTTGAGGCATTTAGAGGTGATGCTAAATCAACTGGTATGACGATCGAAGCTGAGTTTGAGACGAGGTATGTTCGAAACTACGATTCTCCGATTATTTCGTGCTTTTCTGGTGATAGAGGACTCCTCATTACATCTCAAAGGGCTACTCTTAAATCTGAGCAGTCTGAAATCTCCGTCCAGTTTAAAGAAGAAGAGCACGTCAGGATAGCATTCACTATTGAAAGAAGGGCTGAGGATCGTTTGCTTCTTTGTTACATCAATGGTATCTGCTCTGGTGCAATTCAGTATCCTGATGACGACGACTTTGCTCAGATCGCGCCTGTTGGGATCACGATCGGTTCTAGCGATGCTGTCGTTGACGTATACTGTCTAAGAATTTACAACAACAATCTTAACGCAGATCAGGTGCTTGGTAATATGATAGCCGACACTCAGAATGTTGACGACATGCTTGCGATGTATGATAGGAACAATATCTTCGATGAGTATGGCAATATCGTAATAAGCAAGCTTCCTAGAGATCTTCCATATATGATTCTTAATAGTGAAGGAACCCATCTTCCTCAGTTCAAGGGCGACAAGGTTACAATTTCTGGTTCTTATACAGATCCTAAGGATAATTCAAAATCATACACATTTACTGGTGCTCAGTTTGATGTTCAGGGCACTTCCTCTCAGTATTATGCCAGAAAGAACTATAAGGCTAAATACAAAGGAACTCTTGTCGTAAATGGAACCGAGCAAAAGAAGTATGCTATGACAAGTAACTCTATTCCGGTATCCACGTTCTGCTTTAAGAAGGATGTGGCGTCCAGTGAAGGCGCCAACAACGTCATTCTTGTCGACCTTTACAATAAGATCTGTCCGTATAAGACGCCTGCTCAGGAAACCAATCCATTAGTTCGTCAGGGCATCGAAGGCCATCCTATGGTTATCTTCGAGGATAACGGTGAAACTGTAAAATTTGTCGGCAAATACAACCATAATAACGACAAATCTACAGAAAATGTATTCGGTCTTGGCGATGGCGACGAGTCATGGGAAGTTAAGAATAACACTTCGAACCGGGTTCTTTTTAAGAGCGCCGACTTTTCAGGTGACGCCTGGCTTGACGACTTTGAAGCTCGCTACCCAGATATTGACCCGCCGTATACTGATTCAACTCAGCTTGCCGATTTTCTTGCTTTCGTTGCTTCTACTGATGCAACTGCTGCAACGGGGGATGTTATAGAACCGGTTACTTACGATGGAACCACGTATTCTTATGACACTACAGATTATCGACTTGCTAAGTTTAAGAACGAGATCGACAACTGGATGGAACACGATAGTATGATTTTCTACTATCTCTTCACAGACATTTTCCTTATGGTCGATAGTAGAGCAAAGAACATGTTCCCGTCGTTTATGGGTTCAGCCACAGCTTAATAAAAATATTTCGCGCTTAGGCTACTGCATCTTAACTGTTATGTGGTAGCCTTTTTCCTTTTTCTTTGAAAGGAGGAAACCTCTTTTGATTAATAAGAAAACTGTTTTTCTGCCTTATGACTTTGATACGGCGAACGGTACAAACAACGAGGGCGCTCTTGAGTTTTCATATAATCTTGAAGATACTGACAAGATCGGCGGAAACAAAGATGTTTACAATGGCCAGCAGTCGGTTCTTTGGAATAACGTAAGAGCATGCTTCTTTAACGACATTAAGACAATGTATCAAAATCTTAGGTCCCAGAACAAATTATCGTACGAGATCGTAGAACAAATGTTTGAAGACCATCAGTCGAAATGGCCCGAGGCGCTTGTTAATAAAGATAGTCAGTTCACCTATCTTGATCCGCTTGTAAATCCTGAAAACGGAGCGAAACCTACAGCAGCCTACCTTAGCATGCTTCAGGGGCTTAAAACTGAGCAGAGAAAATGGTGGCTTTACAATCGTTTTAGATACGAAGATAGTCGATTTAATGCTGGCGACGCTCTTACCGACGTTATTACGATTCGAGGCTATGCCAAAGACAATATCACAGTGACTCCCTATGCTGATATTTATGCGTCTATTAAATATGGTTCGTATTTGGTTCAGGAAAGAGCTACAAGAAACGTTGCAATAGTCCTTGCTTGCCCACTTGATAACGTTAACGATACTGAGATCTATATTTACTCGGCAAGCCAGTTGGCTTCGATCGGTGATCTTTCCGGACTTAAAATTGGTTATGCTGATTTCTCGAATGGCATAAGACTTCAGAATCTTAAAATTGGAGACTCGTCGACGTTCTATGAAAATGATAACCTTCTTGATCTATATTTGGGTAACAACGTTCTTCTTCAAACACTTGACTGTAGGAACTGCGTTAATCTTGGCGGCTCAAGAGTTATCGGAGGCGATAGAGTGGTGTCCAAGACTCCTTCACCTGATGCGTCCGGTTGTATTGGAATCGAAGAAGCTTATTTCGATAACACGTCAGTAAAAGGTGTTATATTTCCTGTTGGCGGCGTTCTTAGAGTTGTCCATCTTCCTGCTACGATCACGAACCTTACACTTAGAGATCAGACGAAGCTTACAGATCTTACAGTTGCTTCTTATGCTAACGTCACAACGCTTCGTCTTGAAAACTGTTCTTCAGTCGTAGATACTGTCTATATTCTTAATCAGATCCAGGACAACTCCAGGGTTCGTCTTGTAGGATTCCGTATCGATGTATCCTCCACAAGCGAGATTGACGCGTTCTATGCCAAGCTTGACAAGATGAGAGGTCTTGACGAGTACGGCAACACGCTTGATAATGCCGCGGCTATTGGAACAATTCACATCGGTTCTATTGACGGTGACGACGCAGCCGCTTACAAAGCAAGATATCCTTATATCACGATCGATGCCGACCATATTTCCTGTACTGTAACATACAAGACTTACGATGGTAGCACTGTTATCGATACAGAGATAGTTAACGATAAGGGAAACGGCACGAAGACAAATTCGACAGCGAGAACAGCAGACACTCAGTATATTTACACTCCAAACGGCTGGTCACTTGAGCCAAACGGTGACCCTGATCCTCAGGCGCTTACCTTTGTCGATACGGACAGAACCGTTTATGCAGCCTATACTAAGACCCTTCAGAAGTATACAGTAACCTGGAAGAATTCTAATGGTACTACTCTTGAGACTGATAACAACGTGGAATATGGGACAACTCCAAGCTATAATTCAGCGACTCCTGTTGATCC